AAAAGAAAAGTAAAAATACATTTAAACAAAATGGCACAAGAGATGTTGTTTGGATATTTTGAGGGTGTGGATTGGCATATTGATTTATGTGTTCCAAATCCAAATCCAAAAAATTCTCCAGCAGACGATTATCTTCGTATGTCAAGAGAAGAACAAAACAAAATACATGATAAAGTAATTACATGGATTGATGATTATAGAAAAAAATATAATGGAAAATTTTCTGAGATAGAAGTTGATTCAGAAATCTCATTCTACTTAACATCAGATTCAGATAATCAAGCTAGTCTCATTGCTTCAGAAGTTCTTTCAGAAGTAGATGTGGAAGATATTTTTGAGGATTACTGGTGTTATAAAACTAATAGACAAAAAAGAAGAATTAAATCTGGTAAAGAAGATTTGCATGACCAATATAAATTGGCATATAAACAACTAAATAAATTATCTAAACTTAAAATAGAGGAGAGAGCAAATGGATAAACTAATATTAAAAACACCATCATTTGATTTGATGGAAGATGTTAAAAAGAGATTTGGTGTGGTGTTTCACCCAAATACTCCTATCATAAAGATAGGAGATAAACTAAAGGAGATAGGTTATGTTAAAAACATTACCCAAGCTTCAACAGCGATACGACAAACAGATAATGATAGAAAAGAATCTGTTAGAAAAGTTGAGGAAGCTACAAGAAAAGAAAAAACAGTTGGCATTCAGATTGCACCAAGTAAAGCATCACCCAACTAATTATTTATAGAGAGAGATATAAGATATGAAAAAAATACTTTTACTTACGATACTTGTCGGCTTTTTAAATGCTTGTGCTTATAATCCTGTAATTGATAGTGCTGGTAAGTCAGGAACATTTAATACAGATCAAGCAAAAGAAATTACAAATGATTTACAACACTGCAAAACTATAGCTGATAATAATACTAATTTTTTAAGTAATATTATTTTTTGGATAGGGAGTGTTGATGCTGATACTGAACATCAATCAATTTACCGAAAATGCTTAAAAAATAGAGGTCACAGTGTCCTTAATTAAAAAAAAAATAAATTGGAATAAGTATTGGACGAAAAAAAAATATATAACAAGATTAAAATTAATTAATAAAAAAAAAAATTTTGCAAGAAGATTAAAGATTTTTTTGGGTTGTCAAATATGTAAATATAAAAAACATTGGTCAGCTTTAGAATTTGATCATATAAATCCCTCAAAAAAAAAATTAGCCATTTCTAGAATGATTTTTCAAGGTTCTAATTTTGAATCTTTTAAAAATGAAATTAGAAAGTGCAGAATACTTTGTGCAAATTGTCATGCAATTCACACTAATTCTCAAAATTTATATGGAGGTAAAAAATTAAAAAAAAATTATGCCTAAACCATCAATACGAAATAAAATTTTAGCTTATATGTGTGCTAAATGTTTTACCACAAAAGCAGATATATTAAGTTGGTTTCAATCAGATTCTAGTATGTGGGCTAATAGCTTACTATGCAGAATATGCTTCAAAGAAGCTTTTAACAATCAATCAACAGAGGAGAAGATGAAATGGGGGTTTTATGCTAATAGGCAGAAAAAACGAAACTCTTGAATCAATAAACAATTCGATTCAACAGAATGTAAGTCGCTGGGGAGTATCTAACGAAATGAATGAGCAGATAATGACAAATATCGTTGGATTACAAATAAAGAAAATAAGACTTATAAAACATAAAACGCAGACTAGAGTTGCAAATAAACTTTCAGTAAGTTTCCAACAAGAGCAAAAATATGAAAAGGGAACTAATGAATGTAGATTTGTAAATCTTAAAAAATTAAGTGAGTATTTTGGAGTAGATATGGAATATTGGACAAGACCACTTGATGAAAGTAATTGTAAATTTTTAACTAAGAGAGAGGTAAATGGATATGATTATCAAGAGCAAAGATAAACATGGTAATATAATTGAGTTTAACCCTAAAGGTAGAGGTGCAAGATATACTGTAAATGGATTAAAAAAAAAAGGTGTAACCACAATAATTGGTGAGAGATTTGGTAAAGGTGCTTTGATGTGGTGGGCTGAAAATTGCGTGTTTGAGGCTTTATATCAAAAACTAAAACACGATAAAAAAGCTGTAGATGAGGTTCAACAATTTATTGATGATCTTAGATACAGAGTAAAAGGCATAAAAGAAAATGCGTCTAATATAGGAACAAATATGCACTCTCTTTGTGAGGATTATATAACAGGTAAAAACCCTGTAGAACCAACTACTGAACCTTTAAAAACAATGTTTCATAAGTTTAAAAAATTTTGGAATAAGAAAATGTTTAAAGTTATTGCAACTGAAATGACAGTTTATTCAGAAGAAGTTGATGCTTGTGGAACAACTGATTTAGTTGCAGAGGCACTTAAAACACAATTTAAAGGAAAAAAAGGTATTATTGATTTTAAAACATCAAAAGATTTTTACCCTGATATGCCTGTCCAAATACATACTTATAAAAAATTAGTAGAGGACTCAACAGATCATAAAATAGAATTTTTAGCAGTTATAAATATTCCTAAAGAACCTGTTAAAGATGTAAGTATAAGATTCTTTGATATTAAACCTAGATATTTAAAAGCATTTAAAGCTTGTAAGTATCTTAACAATGTTGAAGAAGATTTTAAAAAACGAAATGAGGAATACAACAAAATGAGGAGTAAGTAATGTACCAACAACAACAAAAAACACCTTTTTGTGCTTTGACTATGTATTTAAGAAGCACAGGAAAGAAAGCACCTAAGTTTGAGTATAAAGCTGATGCCAAGAGTTTATTTACTTGTAGCTTAACAAAGAAAAAATATAAGCTATCTCAAATAGATGAATGGTATAATACAGAGGGAGTTCAAAACTTTGTAAGACAAGGTTACTCAGGTAAATGGTTTGCTAAAACTGAAATTAATGAGTCGCCTAATAAATACGATCAAGGCAACACACAAATGGTTTTAAGTTTTATTATGATCAAACCTTTTAAACCTCAACCTAATGTTGATGGAATAAAACCAATCGGTCAAGCTATGCCACAATATAGAGAAGTGCCAATGACTCAAGCACAACCATCAGCACCAGATAACGCAATCCCTGTCCAAAAAATAGATGATATGGACGATGAAATACCATTTTAATTATGACAGATAAATTAAAAGAACAATTAGACATGAAAGAAAAACAAATTAAGTTTTTACAAAAAAAATGTCGAGATGCTGGTAACTTAATAAATGAGTTAAAATTAAGACATGAACAAGTTAGTCAATCTCTTAAAAATGTTGTTGATATAAAAGAAGAACAAAACCAAGCATTAAGACAAATAAATGACGATCACAAAAAACTTAATGGTGAACTTAGAAAGGAAATAAGTAATCTTAAAAAAGAAGCTAAAGATATGTTGCAATACCCATGAAAAAAATCTTAATAAGTATAATATTTATATTTATGTTAGCTTCATGTAGTAAGATTGATTTTGACCCAACTACTGCAACAATAAGATATTTATTAACAGGAGATAAAAAATGAACACATTGAATAGCAGAGAAGCATATATAGTTATGGAAAAAGCCGCTGAAGATTGGTCTAAGTGGATTGAAAAAGTAATACTATTAGATAATGGTAAAAAAGCCATGTTTGCAAAATGTTTTCTTAAATACAAATTAGATACAAAAACAATTATAGAAGCAGAACATAAAGCAAGACTAGACCCTGAGTATGATGCAGTAGTAAAAAGTTTAGCACACGCAGAAAAAGAACTTATAAGAAGTAAATTAAAATATAATAATTTAGATAGATATTCTTCTATGAAACAAACAGAAATGAAAACAGATGTTAAGTTAGCCAATAAACAAGAGGGCTAATGTTTGACTATTTCAAAGCCATCTAAATTAGTTTTTTCAGTTATTGGTTCTATTTCGTAATTATAATCCACAAGCTTTACATCATCAAATTGTGATAATTCCCTAATAAATGATGATAGCTTAATTAGACTTGGGCTTTCATCAACAAATCTTAGACAAATAAAATGACCATATTCTGAATAATCAGACTCCATTTTAAATTCAACATCTATAATAACTGCATCTCGTATCATAGATTCTTAATACAGATATTTGATAGATATTTATATTACTTTTTTCCGTTACGAAATATTTGAGTTCCTTTTATGCCATATATTGAAGCCACAACAAGAATCCATAAGTTTGTGAACCAACTAGGAAGTGTTGAAAAATAATCAAAAAAAAGTTTTACTTTATCCATAGCACTAGGATCATCACTTATTACTGCCCAAGCTAATACAATAATCGGTGCAGATAAAATAATTAATACAAATTCATCTTTCCAGTCTGATTGTCTAGCTTCTAATAATTTACCTTGATATGCTTCTTCACCTTTTGCCATTTTTTCTGCATGATGATATTGAGCATCAGCCATTCTCATTTTTGTTTCTTGTCTTTTTTTGTAAATATGAGAAGCCGCATTTAAACCTAATTTTATTGCACTAAACCACATATTATTCTTTTATCAATTCTATTCCAAGATCGCAATAATGCTTTATCTTTTCGTATTTACTTTTTAATGATTCTCCCTTTTTATTTCTCACAGCATATTTCACAATATTACCATCTATCCAATTTAACTCATTTCCTAAAATAAACTCTGAAACTTGATATTTTAGCTTTTTATAGTGATCCCCTTGCACTTGCCTATCTAAAGCTGTTTTGCTTAAATTTGACCCCTCTTTGTTCGATTTAGACCCCATATTTGTTCTATACTATCTTTCCTATCCACTTTCCATTCTTATCTAATAACATGGGGTATAATCTTGGTTGTCCACCAATAATAGCACCTGTTCCTATAACAAAACGCAACCTGTGGTTTTTTGAGTATAAAAAGTTATATGATGATTGTTTGGTTAAGCAACCGCATTGTAAAGACCAGACTAAATTGTCAGGATTACTAAAAAATTGTATGTTGAACTTCGAATGAAAATGGAACTGGCAAACATTTTTTCCATACTGCATAGCTAATTTAATACCATCTGCTGAAACTCCATGCGTGAAAAAACACTCTGAACCATCTGATAATTTTAAATTCAAATCATCTACCCATTTCCATCTTTTATCTACTTCTAAAAAATCATTATATGACCTTAAATATGCTCTTGGCATACCATGTTTTAAAGCTTTTCTATAAATTAATGACGAATGATTAGAGTGTAATAATATCATATCAGGAAATATTTTTTTAAGTTCCCATATATATTTTTTGCTTAATCTTAATTCATCACCAGCACTAGGTAAATCAGGGTCGGAATCGTGAAATGACAATGCGTGTTTATCTAATTCATCACCACCATTTACTACAAGGTCAGGTTTAATTTTTTTTTTTAGTGCTTTAAGGAAGTCAAAAGATTGAGGGTGATGTGCGGGAATATGTAAATCCGAAATACATAAAATTCTATCATAATTCATATGATAGATTAATACAACTATTTGGTGAGTAAGTAAAGTAATTGACCTAATACTAAAAGACCTACAGCACCTAAACCATATAAGATTCTGTCTATGTCTTTCTTCATATGATGTAAATGGTTTTTAATTATTAAATCTATTTTTTGATTTACTAATTTTATTCTACCATCTATTTCTACAAATTTTTCTTTATTAGTTTTCATTGTTATTTTTTTCGCTTTCTTCTAAGGTCTGTATCATGTTTTCTACTTCCACGCAAAAAACTATTTACACGACCCATTGACCAAGAAGCCATAGATGTACGAGGTCTTGAACCTGAACTTAAAAAAGCACCTTGTCCTCTACGATATACTTTTTTAAGCATACCTAAAGTTATGTTTTTTCTATTTTTTGCTTTTGCTCTAAGTGTTGAGATAACTCTAGCAGATAGTGGTTTTCTTCTAACAGCCATTATTTATACCTCGCTTGAAACATTGATCTTGGTATTCTTTGACCTCTTTTATAAGCTTCTGACATAGCTTTGATAAGATTTGCTCTAGCTGATCTTTTACCACCTTTTAGACCTGATAAATACTTTTTAGGTAAATCAGTTTCTTTATCTTTTGGTACTTTTCTTCTTTTTCTTTTTTTTGACATTTCTTCTTTTCTTTCTCATTGGAAATTTGTTTATCATTTCTTTTAAAGTAGTTGATGTTGTAAATCCACTCATTTACCAACTCTCCTCATAGCGATTGTATGTGCTTGTGAAAAAGTTCTTTTTCTACCACTTGTACCACTCATCAATCTTGCCATTGATCTCATGTGTTTCAAAGTATGATGACGAGCATGAGATCGCATGGTCTTTTGTTGTCTTGGTGTAAGGTCTTTTATAATATTTTTTATAGAAGCAACCTTAACCATTATCTTTTTCTTTTATTCATTTTAGGTTTCTTAGCTTTTTTCTTCTTCTTCTTCATTCCGCCATGAGAACCTTTTCCTGTATGATAGGGCATATTATTTTCT